TCATGGAGTTGAAACGGTGAAATCTTCACAAGAAATATTTGACGCAGGGTATGCCATTCCGCAATACGACATCTCAAGAGAAAAGCGAACATGGCGCTTTAAAGACAAGACATTTACAACGCCGCATGACGTACCCGTTGAAAAAATGATGTGGAACGGGCATTTGATGGACTTTTTAAAAATGGAGAAGACTGATGAAGCAAAGCTACACACAAACGCCTCGCATGATGAGTGAGGCCACCTGGACAACCGGCGCTTACGGCGTCAGTTACAAAAAGTCACGACTTAGCGTAATTGGCGGATATCTCCTAGCCTTTGCTATAGGCGCTGGTATGGCTGCGCTTTTAGTTGCATGGTGGTCGGTATGAACTGCTGTAACGACATGGGAAACTGCACACAAGGGCGTGATTGCCCTGTGAGAAAACAACGCGCCAAAGAAGCCGATGATGCTTACATGAGCGGCGGATGGGGGAAAGTTGCTGACCCATACAACGATATTACGGACACTTTTAAAGCGCTCATTGCCGTGATTGCTGTGACCGCATCACTAACGCTGTTGGCTTTTATATTGTGGGGGAAGTGACATGACAGGCTATCAAAGCAAAAAGGACATGGCGCAGGACAAGCTAACCGTTGACCGCGAACAGCTTGAGCAGTGGCTACAGTCGCTGAAGGACATTGATGCGTTACATCACTCGCAAGAACCCGAGTCTGTCGATGCACAGAAAGCCATCGCGGATATGGGGCAAGCCTTGGCACAGCCAGCGCAGCAAGAGCTGTTGGGCGGTACGCGAGAGGCTTTTGAAATTTGGGCCAAGTCACTGCCCAATTACATGGACATTTCTCGTTTTGAGCAAGGCTACAGCGACTGCAATACCGACCATGCGTGGGCAGGCTGGCAAGCAGAGCAGCCAGCACAGAAGCCGCTTCCGTATGGCGAGTGGCCTAAAAAGCCAAGCCCGTACGTTAATGACGAGTACAAGGGCTATTCCAGGACAGATTTGCACGATTACGCAATGCAAGTATTGGCCGCCCACGGCATTAAGGAGAACACATGAAAGACGAATTTGAACTGCGCGGGATATTGGCAAAACTCAAATGCTGGCATCGACTGACGCAAGCGGAACAAGCCGATTTACTGCGATTTGTAGCAGCACAGCCAGACTTAACAGACGCAGATCGCAAGACATACCAAGCAGGGCACAACGCAGGGGTCGCACATCACAAGCAGGCAACTAAGCGCGAGTGGGTTGACCTGACGGAGCAAGAAGCCCTTGATTGTTTTGACCCAAACCCAGTTATCCATAGCAAAAATGTTGCAGCCAAACTCAAGGAGAAGAACACATGAAAGAAGCATTGAAGATGGCGCTGGAGGCGTTAAAAATTGTAAGGGATCAGATTGTTGACCCTGAATACGGCCCCATTGGGTGGGACGTGTCTAGGCTTGATGAGGTGCTTTCCGCTGGCAAGCAAGCCCTTGCAGCACAGCAAGAGCGTAACTTCTGCCCCCGCTGCGGTAAACGCACAGCAGACTTGACAACGATACACACTTGCACACCACCACAAGAGAGCACATGAAACCAAGTCACCCAAAAATTAGGCAGCTATTGCGCCAGTACCAAGACGGCCTGACAGCAAAAGAAATATCTGAACGGCTAGAAAAAAGACACGACACAATTTATGCTGCGCTGCAAAATATGCCGGATACTTACATAGATAGATGGCTAGAGGCCCAGCAGCAGTTGCCGCCACAAGCCGTATGGTGCGCTGTAGTGCCGCCCGAAAATTGTCCTAAACCCAGACCAAAAAATGTCAGACCTACCCAACTTCGCCGCGTGGAACCACGAAACCTTAGCGAAATTCGCTTTGGAAGCGTACTTACGAATGCAAGCCCAGCAGGAAGCTATTGAACAACTGCGGGGCGATCTGAAGGACGCTATGCAGCTAGTAAGGCAACTTCAGCAACCCGGCGCTTGACTAGCCCAGGTAGCACCCGACCACCGCCTTTAGTCCAAAGCATCAATTGTTCTTTGGCACCATCCCAATCCTGCGCGTTAATCTTGCGCTTGAGGGTGCTTGTCTGCAAACGACCTGTGCCTAAGTTGTAAGCAAAATCAACAATGGCGTTGCACTTGCGCTCGTCCGTCAGCAGGGTGGGGCACTGGCGCAGGACGCCAGGTAGGTAGGTGTGGTGCAATTCTTGGAGCAATAGCGCAGCAGCGTCCGGCTCAGACATTGACGGGTCAGTCAAAGCCACCTTGCGCCCGTCGGCATAGTAGGTGCTGCCATAGCCAATCGTAGGGACACCGGCAGGGCAGAGGTAGGGCTTAGACCTGTAGCCCTCAAACTGTTTGCACAGCGCGGCGGCTATGTCTAGTTTCATATATGGTTCCAAGTACTTCTGCGACGTATATCCGAAACAGTAGTCTGCGGCAATCCATACTTAGCCATTAATTTAGAAAGCGTAAGCGTTTCTTCACGAATAGCTTTAACTATATCTTCTGTAACTTTTGCCCTTGGGTTATTTTCCCCGCTGCGGTCATTAAAGCGCCCTTTTTTAGCACAGTCAGCCATGTTTATTTTTGGATTTCCAATAAATAAGTGCGCAGGATTAACGCATTTACGGTTATCGCAGGTATGGCACAAGTGTTGTACAGAACCCGCTAACTTCCCATGTGTTAATTCCCAAGCCATACGGTGCGCTCTTTGCATAATGTAGCGCCCAGTGCCATCACCCCTTGGCACTCCAAAGTTGCCATATCCTATTGTGTCTAACGATGCTTGCCACTCCCAGCAATCACTTGGATTGCGTTTGTCTACTTTTGACCAAAAGCGCTCCTCCATAGACCCACGAACATAATTAAACGCTTTACCCATTACAGACCTCGTTTAGCCAAAGACCTGTCGATCATCCAATAATTTATAACTCCTGTCAATAGGGCCATGTCATCAGAACCCCAAGATTTTGCAAGCACTTCAGTTAACGCTTGTCCGTGATAATACGTAAGTATCATTGCCGCCATCTTTGCTGCGCCGTACATTACTAGTAAGTAATACGTCATTACAGGACGAACAGATGCAGACAGACTTGCCGCCCAGCCACCGGCTTCTTTAACCATGTCGGCCTGCTGCTTAATGGCGCTGTTGAAGGCATCCATTACCCCAGCGTCCACCGTGGCTTCGCGCTGCGCCCCAATCTCAGCCAGCTTCTGATTGCTTCGCAAAGTTTCCAATTGGCACTGCTGCTCAAAAATTTTCAACTCATGCTGCCGCTCATTCTTTTTATCAAAGAATTTCATTACTTCCGGTGCAAGCCGGAATAAGCCTCCAAGCAGGGAGCCAAAGATACCGCCGCCAAGTAATTCAATCATTTTTCTCTCCCTCTTTTTTATCTAAGTTAAACAGCTTAAATTCTTCTTCATACACCTTAGTTTTGCGCGGCATCTTGCTTCTCAAAATTCCAATCTCTATTTGTTGCTTGAGATTTTTAATTGTGCTATCTAGTTCAGATTTAGCCACTAATTGCAATTGCATTGATTTTATTGTTTGTATCTCTTTATCTTGGTTTACTACCAAAGTTTTTAATTCGTTCAAATTATTCCATATCGTCCACGAAGCCCCGCCAATACTTGTCGCCAACACCAACAGCGCGGGTGGCAACACTTTATCCACAAACCAGTTTTCAGCCATGCCTAGATTCCATAAATTTAGAGTACACAATCAGACAAAAACCTGCGTCCTTAACAATCCATGTCGGAAAGTAAAAATCAATTGGATAGGTTCCAAATTGCAAATAGTGTATTGACCGGAACGTCTGCACGCCAAGCCCAAGGCAGAGCAGCAAAAAGCCAATGCGGAAAACCTTGTCTTGTTCCTGCCAGTGGCGGCGGTGAATGAGAATGATCGAGGCTACCATTGCTAGGGCGCTAAAACCCATCACCAGCAGCAACCAAAACTCGACCATCATGCGGCTCATTTTTTGTCACCTTTAACGGCATCCTTCAATTCCAATATGTCTTTATCTTCGTATTTTTCAAAGAAATTACGCAAGGCGTTTAGAGTAAAGGGCGCTAGTGCGCCTATGCTTACCCCCACGAAAAGCACCATGTCTGCTTTGGTCTGGTCAACGCCAAGCCAGATCAGTATCGCGCCGCCAGCCGTCAGCGCAAGTGTGATTGCAATGGCCGTGCTTATCATCGCCGCCGCGATAATGCCTTTGTGCCGAATGAACTTGGGTTGCCACATCACGTTCATGATGCTTACGCCAGCAAGCGCACCGATAGCCAACAATATTTTGTTAAGCGTGTATTGAGAAAAGTCGAACATTAAATTCCTTGGCATGGTGTGAGGTTGATTGTTTGCTGATCCATTATGGTGCTAATCTGTTTGCGGATGCCTTGCTGGGGGCCAAAGCGTTAAAGTTAACTGACTCGGCCACTTTCTTTTTAAGCGCAATATTTTGGGCAATTTCTGCCGCTGTTTGGGCGCCAGGAAAACGAATTGCAGACAAAGCATCAAGCCCACGCAAAACAACATTGCCGGTATTAGACCAATTGACTGCCCTTGGGTCTTTGACTAAAGCATCTTGCACGGTTGCTTTTAAATCCATCAACTTATCGCGGCCAGCTTTGCCGTACATATATTGCAACTTACCTTCACGATCCAATTGTTCAATAGAAGTCTTTAACTTTGCAAATGACAATTCGCCACTAGCG